GCAAAAACTGAAAAAGTTAAAGCTATCGTGAAAGACGAAAGCAAGGTAGAAGCAATCGCTAAGGCTGCTCTATCATTAGAATCCGAAGATGATTTTACAGCATTCCTCGCAGCTATCGAAGCTCTGATGACTACTGTTGAAACATCTGAGATGTTCGTAGAAAAGGGTGCTTCAACTCAAGAAGAAACCGTTGTTAAAGAATCTGCTGTGGCAAAATTACTTAAAGCCAAGCAAGCAAACAAGTAATATAAAAGGAAAATAAAATGACTCTAATTGCCACTGAAGCAAAACGCCTCTCTAACGTAGTTAAACAAGAACTATTCCCAGAAGCCGGTTACTGCCGCCTCGCTGTTACTTATGACGGCACTGCTGCTGATTTAGTTCCGGGTACTGTTCTAGGTAAAGTTACTGCTGATGGTACATANAAAATTGCTATCCAAACCGCTATTGATGGTTCAGAAGTTGCTGATGCAATCGTGATGGTTGAACAAACAGTTATCGCTGACACTGCTACNAAAGTTCTTTGCCTAGTAAAAGGCCCAGCTATCGTATCTAAAGANGGTCTAATCTTAGACGCTTCATACAACCTAGATGCTGAAAAAGCTGCGGTATTCGCTGCTCTAGAAGCCAAGGGCATTAACTGCAACGATGCAGTTTAATATCTTAACAGATTATCGAACAATAAAACAAGGAAATTATAATGCAAACTCGTAGTTTTGAAAAACCATTTGAGCTAGTTGATTACACCGAAGAACTACTCTTAGTTCCTAACACTTGGGGTCTAATCAATGAACTAGGTTTATTCTCTGAAGAAGGCGTAGCCCAACACAGCGTTACCGTTGAATCCAGCGAAGGTACTCTCGGTCTAGTTACCGATAAAACCCGTGGTGAACGCAATAATGTTAATAAGAGCGATACCCGTTCTTTACGTTCATTCGCTATTCCACACTTCCCACTTGATGATGGTATCAAGCCTGAAGATGTCCAAGGTAAACGCGCATACGGTTCAGCAGATCTTGCTGAAACCGAAGCTGCTGTTATCGCTCGTAAGCTCCAGCGCATTCGTATGAATCACTCAGTGACTCTAGAAGCTGCTCGTGCTTATGCNCTNACTGTNGGTGCTATCTATGCTCCTAACGGTACTGTTGCTGGTAACTTCTACACCGATTTCGGCGTGACTCGTAAGNCNATCGACTTCGTACTCGGTACTTCAACTACCGATCTAAACGCTAAGTCAGAAGAAGGTATCGCNCACATTCAGGATAACATCCTAAGTGGTGAAGTCGTTAACAACATCGTCGTTCTATGCTCACCAGCATTCTTCGGCAAGTTGATCAATCACGCTACTGTTAAAGAAGCTTACAAGTACTACACAAGCACTCAAGAGCCACTACGCAACCGTCTAGGTTCTGGTGTTTATCGTCGTTTCATCCACGGCGGTGTTGAGTACATTGAATACCGTGGTTCTTACAACGGTGTTGCTCTAATCCCTGCTGGCGAAGCTTACATGCTACCACAAGGTACTAGCGACATGTTCCGCACTTATTTTAGCCCTGCTAATAAGTTCAGCCATGTGAACACCATAGGTGAGCAAGCGTATGTCTTCACATACCGTGATCCAAAAGATAGCGAGATTCTAATCCAATCAGAAGCTAACTTCTTGAATCTAGTCCGTCGCCCACAAGCTGTTGTTAAATTAACTACTTCTAACTAATAGTTAGATAGCTAGATTCCCTCTTCGGGGGGTTTCTAACATTAGAATCGTATTGCAACATTTATTGTGTTATAATACGGTTTTAATGTTAGATAAAATTAGCTAGGCTGATCCCCGAAAAGAACTACTATCCACAGTTCCTGCTAATATCTTTTAGTGGAGATTTCGGGAGAAATTATGTATAAAATTTGTAGCAAATGTAAAGAAGAGAAAACTTGCATTCTCTTTAGTAGACGCGCCTTGAGCAAAGATGGTTTTGAAGCAAGGTGTAAAAATTGCATTAAAGATTATCAAAGAGTGAATCACTCAAGGATTGCGGAAGTTCAAAACATACGGTACAAAGCAAACAAAGACAAGTGTGCAGAATATAACAAAGCATATTACGATGCAAACAAAGAGAATCGTGCTGAGTATGGTGAAGCAAATAAAGATAAAATGGTCGCAGTTAAGAGAGCGTGGCAAAAAGCTAACCCGTCAAAGGTCAATGCAATCACTGCCAAGCGTAGAGCAACCAAACTAAATGCCACACCAAACTGGTTAACATCAGAACAATACAAACAGATCGAATCGTTCTACTTTGAAGCTCAAAGTCTTAGCCTGTCAACGGGTGTCAAACATCATGTAGATCATATTTTACCACTGCAAGGTGTGACAGTGTGTGGTCTGCATGTACCTTGGAATCTGCAAGTTCTCACAGCAGTAGAGAACATCAGCAAATCAAATAAATTACAGGAAGATATACTATGACAGTACATGCATTAAGAATAGAGCTTGGGGATACGTCACCAGAGTTCCCTATTATGGCTGATGAAGAATATAGCTATTTTCTAAGTAAACATGATTGGAATATTCGCAGAGCATCTATGGATGCTGCTAAGAGTATAATGCTCAAGCTTTCAATGCGTAGTGATGAAACTGTCGATATCTTTAGTATTAAAGGTAGTTCTGCGGCAAAGAATTATATGCAAGCTTTGCAGTTATACATTAAGAATCCTGATCTAAATGCAATGTATGATAAAGTACAAGGTTATGCTGGTGGTATCTCTAANTCAGATATGCAAGCAAATGATGCAAACTTAGATAATAACATAGTTAATCANCCTACAGATTTACAGTTTATTGTTCGTCCAAGTACCTTTGGTATTTAACTAAAGGAATNCTATGGACAAGTATTTATCAATCGCTACAAAAGCTATTATTCAACACGGTAAAAATTGCACATACTCTGTAGTAACTGAAGGTCTTTATAATGTTGAAACAGGTAGTACAACTAATACTGAAACAGACTATACTGTAAAGATGTATAAAAAACATATTCGTGCTAATCAATATAACTTTCCAAGTATGGTAGGTAGAGATTCTGCTTTATTCTATTTAGCTAATAATGCTTTAGCTTTTATACCTGCTCCGAAAGATAAAATTACTATTGATTCTGTGCAGTATACTGTAGATTCAGTTACAGAACACGCTGCTGATGGTCTTGTTATTTTATACAAGATACTAACCATAAAAGGTTGATATGCAAATATCATGCGATACTTCAAAATTAGAACAAAGCTTAAAGAAGTTCCATGAAGAAGCTGTTCGTAAACTACAGGGGATGGTTCAGAAGTTTTCATATACAGTAGCATGGACAGCAATGGATAATACACCATTGGGTGATTCTGTAAAATGGGAAAGCTTATATCTNTTAAGACAACAGACAATTGGACTAGAACCAATAGAAGGTTTTGCCAAAGGTTCTTGGAGAGTATCAACAGATGGTACTTTAGAAATGCAAGAACTATATGGGCCAAGTTCAGATGAAATGGCAGGTACTCTCATTAAAGNTGATCTTCAGGATTATAAATTAGGTGAAACAGTTATGATTAGTAACTTTGGCCCTTACATTTTAGAGCTAGAGAAAAACTTTGACAAGTACGGTAAAAAACAACCTATCATGCAACCTACTGTTGACTCAGTTATGAGAACATACCAGTTAGCTATTTAGATTGATTATTATAAGGCAAGCTAATGGCAATTATAGAAATTAAAAGAGCAGCCGAAAGAAAACTAACTTCATTGTCTCCTTCATTGCCTACAGCATGGGAAGCTGTTACTTTTGATCCTCCTAATGGTTTATACCAAAGAGTTCAATTTACTATTCAAGCTCCTGATGATCCTGTACTTGGTACTGGCTTTCATAGAGAACGCATGACAATGCAAATTTTTGTAGTAGGTAGTGCGAATAAAGGTACTTCAGAGGTTTTAAACCAAGCTGAACTAATTCGTAATCATTTTGCAAAAGGTTTAGTATTACAAGAAGATAACGTAAAAATTCATGTACTAAAAACTCCACAAATTGCAGGTAACTCTATCGTATCTGAAAGAGTAATTTGTCCTGTACTTATTGAGTTAGTTGCAGAAGTTTACTCTTATTGAAACAAGGTTGCTGAACCTAAATCAGTACATTTGCAAATGTTGATAATTTAAATTAAGGAAAATAATATGGCAATCTCAAAAGGTGTATCCAAGCAAGTTGGTTACAAGAAAGAAAGCGCATGGGGTGTTCTTGCTGGTGCTACTTCCGGTAAATTGCTTCGTAGGGTTACTGCTAGTTTTAACCTAATGAAAGAAGCTTACGAATCAGGTGAAATTCGCACTGATCGTCAAGTAGCAGATTTCCGTCANGGTGTTCGCTCNGCAGAAGGTAGTTTGAATGGTGAACTATCAGCNGCCGCTTATGCTGATTTCATGGGTTCAATCGTTGGTAAAGANTTCGCTTCTGTTACTTTAGGTGCTGCTGCACAAGTTACTGTTACTGTTGCGGGTACAACTTATACTCTTGTTCGTGCTACTGGTTCATGGTTAACAGACGGTCTTAAAGTAGGCATGGTTATTCGTGCTACNGGTTTAACAGCTACTGCTGATAATGCCAGAAACCTATTGGTTGCTTCTTTAACAGCTACTGATGCTGTTGTTGTTCCTTTGAATGCTCTTGCTTTAACTGCTCAACCAACCGCNTCAAGTGTTACTNTAANTGCTCCGGGTAAACAAACTCTTGTACCTGCTACTGCTCATACTGATGATTCATACACTGTAGAAGAATTCTACGCTGACATTGCACA